TATGCCAGTAATGGCGTAGTGAAAATCGGTCAATATCGGTGAAAGCTAAAATTGTATTATTGACATATATGAGGGATAGCGGCATGATGGTGAAAGATATAGCTGAAAAACTTGGTTATGCAAGAACCACGATATCCAAATGGACTAGATAATACAATCAAGCTAATACCGAGATAATTATTGAAAGTAAAAATTCAATAACATCGTAGAGCATAGGGATTGAACCTGTACTTTTCTTTTTTGGGAAAAGTGCAGAATAAAATATCCCCACGAGTGACCGACACCCCTATGGGGTGATAATGTATGCCGACCTTATGGGAAACCATAAGAAGCAAAGGATAAAAAGCCTTTGCGATAACAATGTGGAAATTCATGCGTACAAATCGCCAAAGCAATACAACATCATCAAAGAGGCAATGAAAGCTTATACAAACAAATTGATGATAGGCATAACAACAGCCGGCGACAATATGAACAGCTTTTGTTATAACAGATTGTTGTACTGTAAAAAAATCCTTGACGGAACAGTTGAGGATGAAAAGTATTTTATTTTCATTTGTGAAGCTGATGCAGATGAGAGCGGAAGTGTTGATTACACAAATCCTATTGTGCATGAGCAAGCAAATCCGGCTTATGGAATATCAATCAGACCGGACGACATTTTAAACGACAGCTTGCAAGCACAAAATGATCCGCAACAGCGCAAAGACTTTTATGCAAAGTCTCTGAATGTCTATACGTCGGCAATGAAAGCCTACTTTGACGTTGTAGAATTTCAGCGTTCAGATCGTCAGTATAATTGGACGATGCAAGAGGTCATAGGTCTGGTGCACCAATGGTACGGTGGATCTGATTTGTCAAAACTTCACGACCTTACTGCTTCGGGATTGGTTGGACTAATTGGTGATGTTCTTGTTATTGTTCCGCACTGTTGGTTCCCGATTGTTAAGGCAACACAAAAAGCGGAAGAAGATAACATACCGCTCTTTGGATGGAAAGATGATGGGTGGCTTGATATGTCAAACAATCCAACAGTCAATCACGCTGAAGTAGTAAATTGGTATTGCGGAATGCGTGATGCAGGATTCAAGATCAGACAAGTTGGTCATGACAGAAAGTTCTGCAGAGAGTATTTTATCGGAATGAAAAAAGCACATTTCAATATTGTTGACCAACCTCAGTATTTTTACAAGAAGTCTGAGGGGTTTAGATTTATTGAGCAAAAAGCCAAAGACGGAAAACTATATTATTTTCACGCTGAACCTTTTGAATATTGTGTTCAGAATGTCAGGGCAATAGAAAAAACAGACGACATGATACAGTATGAAAAAGTCGAAGAAACATTAAGAATTGACGTATTCGATGCTGCAGTATTCGCAGTAGTCAGAATGCTCGATGATATGGAAAACAATAAGAAGTTGGGTAATTGGTTTGGCTAAGAAAGGAATGATATTTATGAGGACAATCCGAGCAGTTAAGTTTTGCGGAAAGGAGTTGATCCCGAATATCTCATAGCCGTATGTGCGATACGGTGAGCTGTGAAAGGTGGTGATTAAAATAAGAAACCCATTCAAAAGGCAAAATCGTTCTGTTTCTCCTGCTCAGTTTTTTTACTTAGGCGGCAATGAGTCAATATTACCTGGCTACACAAGGCTATCAGACAACGAGGAAATCAAGCGTTGTGTATACAAGATTGCGGACCTTACTTCAAACATGACAATCATGCTCATGCAGAACAATGAGAACGGAGACATAAGGCTAAAAAACGAGCTGTCAAAGAAGATAGACATTAATCCAAACAATCTTATGTGCCGTAAAACTTTTATACACAAGATAGTTACCGATATGTGTATGAGCGGCAACGCTGTTGTTTTACCGAGCTACTCAGGAGAGTTCATTGACAACTTGACAATCCTTAACGATTGCTCCTTTACGTGTAAGCCTAACTCATACATGGTGCGGCATAACGGCACGGAAACTGATCCGGATGATGTTTTACACTTTGTTTTAAATCCGCACAAGTATGAATACTTCCGAGGCGTAGGGCTTGCACCGCTTGTCATGGGAACAATTAAAAACGTAGCGCAGGCTAACGCAACAAAATCAGGTTTCCTACAAAGCAAGTGGAAACCATCACTTATCATCAGTATAAACAGCGACAGTGAAGAATTGCAAGACCCTGTAAAGCGCCGAAAGATACTTGAAAACTATACAGAAACCACAGAGTCTGGAGAACCTTGGTTAATTCCTGTCGGTGAACTTTCAATTGAAAAGATACAGCCGTTGACTTTAAATGACCTTGCAATACAGGACAGCTTAACTCTTGACATTAAATCCATAGCTTGTGCATTTGGAATTCCTCCGTTTATGCTTGGGATTGGAGATTTCAACAAGGAACAATACAACAACTTCATAAGTACAACGATCATGAGCATAGCAACAACCATACAGCAAGAGTTGTCAAGAAAACTTCTGTATTCTCCAAACATGTATTTTAAGTTTAATCCGAAGTCATTAATGCAGTATAACATTACTGAAAAAGTACAGTTTGTTAAAGAGATGATGTCAGGAGGCATGCTTAACAGGAACGAGGGAAGAACAGAGTTTGATTACTCGCCTGTTGACAATGAGGGTATGAACGAATATGTTGTACTTGAAAACTACATACCAGTAAGCAAGGTTGGAGATCAAGGTAAATTGAAAGGTGGTGAGAACAGTGAATAAGAGACATGCATATTTCAAGTCGGAACTTAAGACGAGAGCTGAAACAGATGGAGACAAGTATATCGAGGGTTACTTTGCAGTATTCAATCAGGAAACGCAACTCTGGGGTGACGAGTATGAAAGAATTGCACCGGGGGCGTTTACAACAAGCTTGACAAACAATGACATTAGATGCTTGTTTAACCATGATACAGGCTTTGTAATGGGGCGCATGGCATCAGGAACGCTTGAACTGAGAGAAGATGCGCATGGATTGTGGGGCAGAGTAAAAATTAACCCTGATGATTCACAAGCTATGGATGTGTACGCAAGAGTTCAGCGAGGTGATATATCCGGATGTTCATTTGGATTTTATCCTACTAGCGAAGAATGGGCGAGCCGATCAGGCGGAGGAACGCTATGTACTGTCAAAGAGGCTGATACACACGAAGTATCTATTTGCACATTCCCGGCATATCCTCAAACCGAAATACAGGCACGTCAGGCGGACTTTGAACAGAGCAAAAAGAGAACACTCGAGCAGCGTAAAGCTGAAATAAAAAGTAAACTGGAGGCTATGAAAGAACATGCTTAGAAAAATCAAATTAATTGCAGAGCTGAAAAAGAGAAATATTGCTCTTGCGGCACTGCAGGCGCAGAAAACAGATTTTAACACAAGACAGTCAGACCTTGAAAAAGCTTTGAATGAAGCTGAAACAGAAGAGGACATCAATACAGTCAATCAGAGTGTTGACGATCTTAATGCAGACATTGAAGCGGCTGACGTTGACAACAAGATATCAGCTGAACAGGCCGAAATTGATAAGGTTAATGCGGAGCTTGAAACAATTACAGAACAGCCAGCAAATCCTACTGTACCACCGGCAAGTAATACAAACGATAATGAGAGAGGTGTAAATACTATGAACCTAACTAAAAGAGGCGTTTTCTACAGCACACTTGATACACAGCAGAGAGCGGCTTTTCTTGCTGATAACGAAGTAAAGACATTCCTTGACCAGACGAGAGCAGCAAAGCAGAACAGAGGCGTTTCAAATGTTTCGTTGACAATCCCGCAGGTATTCTTTGATACACTCAGGCCTAACCTCCCTAAGATTTCAAAACTTTACAGCCTTGTAAATGTTAAGCCTGTTAAAGGTACGGCAAGGAAAAATATTGCGGGCACATATCCGGAGGCTATTTGGACAGAAATGTGTGCAAGTCTTAATGAACTTGAAATTTCGTTTAATCAGGTTGGGATTGACGGATATAAAGTTGGTGGGTTCGTCGCGATTGACAACTCACTTCTTGAAGACAGTGACGAAGCCCTTGCAAGTGAAATCCTCGAAGCTCTCTCCGTTGCTATCGCAAAGGCACTTGACAGAGCGATTATTTACGGTACAGGCAAGAGGATGCCGATCGGCCTTACAACACGTCTTGCGCAGACTTCAGAGCCTGCTGATTGGGATGCAAAAGCTCCTGCATGGACCGATCTACATACATCAAACATTGTAAAGCTCAATGCAACAGAGGCAGCGACAACAGGCGCAACATTCTTTGCAACTCTTTACAGCAAACTGACACTTGCTAAGTCTGATTATGCAACAGGGAACCTTACATGGGTAATGAATAAAAAGACACACCAGGCACTTATCACGAAGTCTATTGAGTTTGATTCATCTGCAGCTATTGTAGCATCGGTGAATAACACAATGCCTGTAATAGGGGGCAACATCGTTGAACTTGAACTCATGGCAGATAACGATATTATCGGCGGTTATTTTGATCTGTATCTCCTTGCAGAACGTCAGGGCGGAGAATTTGCATATTCTGATGTTGTAAGATTCCTCGAAGATCAGACGGTATACAAGGGCACTGCAAGATATGACGGAAAGCCGATATTCGGTGAGGCGTTTGTACTTATTAACATTAATAATACAAACCCAACAACGACAACAACATTCCCGGGCGACTCCGCAAACGTTAAGCTTGTTTCGCTTTCAGCTCTTACAATCGGTGCAACCCCTGTAACATTGTTCCCACCGTTTGACCCTAATGTAATCAACTATCATTGTGAGGTAGCAGCACACGCAAACAAGATTACTGCTACAGCACTTTCATCCGATGCAACGGTATCAATTAAGAATGGAACAACCGCAGTAACGTCAGGCAGCAACGCAACGTTCTCGGCAGGAGAAAACACTCTGACTGTAGAAGTAACAAACGGTAACGCTACTAAGCGTACATACACCGTAATTGTTAACGATGTAACCGCATAATAAAGAGAGGCTTAAGCCTCTCCCCATTAGGGGGTATGTAAATGCAAACAGTATTAGAAATGCTAAAAGTTGACTTAGGAATAAGCCATCAATCAAGAGACGTTTATCTTAACAACGTAATACAGGGATGCGTTGAAGAACTTAAAGACAAAGGAATAATGCTTGATCTTGAACAAACAGACGATGCGATGCTGCTGTCTGATTATGCGGCGTGGAGATACAGGAAGCGTACAGAAGATGTTCCTCTTGCAAAAAATCTTGATTTACGTATTAAGAATGCAAGAACAAAGGAGCGTGCAAAATGAGTTTTGATGATGTGTGTGTCCTGATATCAACAAAAGTAATTACTGACGAAATAGGTCAGCAGATAAAGTCAGCGGAAGAATTGACAGAGATATTTTGTAACATGAAGTCAGCAAGTAGTAATGAATTTTACAGGGCGGCATCAGACGATATCAAAGCAGAAAAAGTCATAGAGACTGACAAAGAAAATTACTTAGGACAACAAGTAGTCGTACATGAGAATGTAAGGTATGCTATATATCGAACATACATAAGGCAAGATGGAGTTATTGAATTGTACTGCACCCAGAAATCAGGTGTATGATGGAAGACTTGCAAGACTTTATCGCACGCAGCTTAACCGAATATGCCGAAGACGTAAAACAAATAGTAAATGAAGCCGAAAAAAACGTCGGCGAGGGAGCTGTTAAAGAATTAAAAAAAACATCGCCGAAGCAAACCGGCAATTATAAAAAAGGTTGGACTAAAAAGATCCAGAACAAAGGCCGAGGCATTAAAAAAGTAATTGTCTATAATAAAAATGAGCCGCATTTAACATATCTGCTTGAACATGGTCACGCAAAGCGTAACGGCGGCAGAGTAGCGGCAAAGGTCCACATCGATCCAGCAGCGGCAAAAGCGGCCGAAGAATTTGAGAAAACAGTTAGAGAGGAGCTGAGCAGATGATATTACAAGACATATTTACAAGATTACAGACACTTAATACGCCAGTCGCTTATATGGCTTTTAAGTCTGCTCAAGATCCTCCATACATCGTTTACAGGGAAAGCGGAGCAAGCTTTCACGGTAGTGACGAAAAGAATTATATCAAAGATATGAACGTCACAATTGAACTGTATTGCGAGAATAAAAATACACAGATTGAAAAATCAATTGAAAATCTATTTTCAGATGTTGAGTTGAGCAAATCAGAGGATATTTGGATTGATGGCGAACAGTTGATTATGGTAACATACGAATTTACAACAATAAACAAGGAGTGATAACATGGCTCATACAAATACAGACGATAAAAAGAAAATCCGCATAGGCTCATGTTTGGTTTACATAGTGGAGTTTAATGGGAGTATCCCAATTGACGCAGACTTTGAAACCGACGCAAACAAACTCGGTGACGTTTCCGGCGGAGCGACACTGGAATATAAACCGTCGTTTTATACTGCAAAGTCTGATGATGGAATGGCACAGAAAACAGAAATTACAGATGAAGAGGCAACACTTAAGTTAGGCGTATGCACATGGAACGCAAACACACTTAAAAATCTTGTAACAACAGGAACGATAACAGAAGCGGGCGGAATCCGCACTCTTAAAATCGGAGGAAAGAATAACTCTCAAATCAAAAGACATGCGATTCGTTGCTTGCACAAAGATAAGGCCGATGGAGACACAAGAACCACAATTGTCGGCAGCAATACAGCCGGATTTAGCCTTGCTTATGTAAAAGACAAGGAAACTGTTATTAATCCTGAATTTAAGATAGAACCGATGGACGCAGGCGGAACTCTTATTATGTATTCTGAGGAAATACTCGGACTTGGTTCTCTTGCGTTGACTCTTGCAAAGGGCAGCACAACAGGTAAGACAAAGGTTAATACAGTTAGCCCTGTAGCAACCGGCACAAACACATATGTATACAAGATCGACTCTGCTGCTCAGAATGTATCATATGATGCAGTGCTTACAACAGGATGGACGGCAGTTGTACCGGGCACTACAGACATTGCAGCAACAGCAGGTCAGGTTATTACAGTAGTTGAAATCGACAGTAGCAACAAGGCGAAAGCAGTCGGAGTTGTTACGGTAATTGACAATATAGCTTAATAATAATACGCCGCTTAAATGCGGCGTTTAGGAGGAAAACAGCAATGAAATCACAGGTAATAGGTAACAACATACAGGTGGATTATAACGGCGATATGCTCACTGTAAAGCCACCTAAAATGAGAGTGTTAAATAGCTTGACACAGATGTCAACAGACGAGAGCAAAGCGCTTGAAACGCTTGCAGATGGTTTATCCGCACTGCTTAGCAACAATACAGACGGACAGAAAATAAGCCCTGAGCAAGTGCTTGATGATCTTGATATAGTTGAGGCATCAGAATTGTTTCAGGATTTGATGGATTGGATTGCAAATATTAAAAAAAAATAAGCATTCCGTTTTATCCGTCAGATGAAGAAAAAAAGACTTATTACACGTCTGAGACAATTGAACTAAAGACAATCTTTGATTACTCTGGGCTAAAGTTTTCAGAGATTGAAGAATTAGACCTTGTAACATATCTGACATATCTCAGAGATGCATTTATTTTTAATTGTAATCAAAGCGAAAAAGGTAGGGAATACCTTGGAAATGCTTGGTATTTAGAGCAGACTGACTGTGACAGAGAAGGACTAAGAGAACTCGTTGGGAGGTGAGGACAATAGCAGGAAATAACATCAGAGGAATAACCCTTGAAATAAACGGCGAAACGACTAGGCTTGAAAACTCCTTAGGTTCAGTAAATAGGCAGGCAAATAGTTTACAGAGTGAGCTTAGAGAGGTTGACCAAGCACTAAGGCTTGATCCGTCGAACGTCACGCTATTAGCGCAGCGTAATCAGATATTAGCTGAGCAGGTATCAAATGCAAGAGACAAATTACAGACTTTACAGCAAGCACAGGAACAAGTCGAACAGCAGTTTGCAAACGGAGACATCGGAGCAGAACAGTACAGAGCATTTCAGCGTGAACTCGTTGTTACACAGAGAAATCTTGAAGGTCTTGAAGGCCAATTACACGACAGCAATGAGGCAATGATGAATGCCGGAAGTGCTGCGAATGATGCCGGAGATGCACTTGAGGGAATGGCATCTAAAGGCGAGAAAATCAAGTCTGTCGGTGATAATATATCAAAAGTTGGGGAAAAGCTACTCCCGGTTACTGCCGCAATAGGTGCTGTCGGTGCTGCTTCATTAGCTGCATTTGACGAGGTTGATTCTGGGTATGATACAATTATCACCAAAACAGGAGCAACTGGGGAACTGCTTGACGGATTAACACAATCCGCTGACAAGGTATTTTCCGAAATGCCTACCGAAATGGAAGATGTCGGAGTAGCAATTGGTGAAGTCAACACACGTTTTGGGTCAACGGGTGAAGAACTTGAAAATTTATCAAAAGAATTTATCCGATTTGCCAACATAAACGGCACGGATTTAAATACCGCAATTGACGGCGTTGATAGTGTCATGATGAAATTTAACGTTGACAGTTCAAAAGCTTCAGAGGTTCTTGGACTTTTAACAAAGGTCGGACAGGATACTGGCTTATCAATGGACGATTTGCAGAACACACTTAACACAAACGGTGCTGTATTAAAAGAAATGGGGCTTGACCTGACAGAGTCGACAAATCTTTTAGCACAGTTTGAGGCTTCTGGAGTAGACTCAACAGCGGCACTCGCGGGACTAAAAAAGGCGCAACAAAACGCAACGGCAGACGGAAAGACAATGCAAGAATCACTGAACGGCACAATTGAGTCGATCAAAAGCGCATCAAACGAAACGGAAGCATTACAGATAGCGACAGACCTATTCGGCAAAAAAGGCGCCGCTGAAATGACTCAGGCAATCCGTGAGGGTAAATTTTCGGTCAATGACTTGTCAACATCATTATCCGACTATAAGGGCGTTGTTACAGATACATTTGAGTCAACACTTGACCCACCGGACCAAGCTAAAATTGCATTTAATAACTTGAAGTTGACCGGAGCACAGCTTGGAGCGACTATATTAAACACAGTACAGCCGGCATTAATGAAACTAACTGAAAAGTTAAAATCATTGACATCATGGTTTAAAGGCTTAACGGAATCGCAAAAGCAGACCGTTTTAAAAGTTGCCGGTGTTGTGGCCGCAATAGGCCCGCTATTAATCGTAATCGGTAAAGTAGTATCAACAGTCAGCACGTTAATGACGATATTGCCGGAAGTAAAAGCCGCAATGATCGCAATTAACGCCGTAATGGTAGCAAATCCAATCGGAATAATTATAGCGGGAATCGGAGCACTGATAGCAATATTCGCGGTGCTATGGAATAAATGTGACTGGTTCAGAGAAGCGTGGATAAGCTTGTGGGAAAAGATCGAAGCGGCTTTCGGGTTCTTTGTTGACTTGTTTAAATTTCAGATCGAGGTTATAAAAATTGTTTTCGAAGCACTGAAAGACTTCTTTTCTGAAAAGTGGGAAGACGTCAAGGCGGTTTTTTCAGCTGTCGGAGGATGGTTCAAAGATACGTTCGGGCCGATTTTCAGCGGAGCAATGGACGGTATTAAAAGCATTTTTGGAGCGGTAAAAGACTACATATCAAATCAATGGGAACTGATAAAGTCAGTTTTCAGCGGTATAATTAGTTTTGTTAAAGATGTATTTCGCGGTGATTGGAGTGCCGCATGGGAAGATATCAAAGGAATATTTAAGAGCATATGGGACTCCTTTGAGGAAATCGCAAAGAAACCGCTTAATGCCGTTATAGGGCTTGTAAATGGGCTTATTGATGGGATTAACGTAATGATTGACGGACTTAACAGCATTCAAATAGCAGTTCCTGATTGGGTGCCCAAGGTTGGTGGCAACACCGTGGGATTTGATTTATCACACCTTGACGGAATAACGCCTCTTGCAAAGGGCGGAATAGCAAGTCAGGGAACGTTTTTAGTCGGTGAAGCAGGGCCGGAGTTAATGACAATTTACAACGGTAGAACAATTGTGCAACCACTGGGAAATGACAGATTAAATCCGGTGGCAGGCGGAACGTATAACATAACAAACATTGTGAAGGTCGAGAAAATCAGCAACGACTTTGATGTAACAAGAATAAATGAGAGATTAGCATTTGAACAGAAACGTCAATTGTCTGCAATAGGAGGATAACATGAGCACAATTACATTTAAAAACGTAGTATCAAGCGATATTGGCATCATGATTAACCGTGTTGTTGTGCCTCCGTCCTCGGTTGAGGACTATCAGATGATATCCATACCAGGCAGATTGGAACCATTAAGGAGCAATTTGAAAACAAGACAGCCGATTATGATAACTGCCGAGGCAACAATCGTCGAGGATAACATGTTACGTCAGATTTACAGCACATTTCAGGGCGTGGGGCAGCTGATTATATCGACTGAACCCGACAAGTATTACAACGCCTCAGCACAAGTAATTACACCTGATAACATAGTCAGATACATGAACAAAATCACGATAGGTTTTGAGTGTCAGCCGTTTGCTTACGCAGTCAGTAACGATCCAGTTGAACTTGAAACATCGGGTTCGGCTGCAACAATTGATGTAGGTGGCGGTTACTATTGTCAACCGATTTATCAGATTACAGGCAGCGGAAATATTACACTAAGCGTAAACAGTGCAAGCCTGTTCACACTGTACAATGTTGACGGATATGTCACTGTAGATACAACGCTGATGATGTGTCATAAAAACGGTGTTAATGTTGTTAGCTCAGGTAAATTGCCGTTTTTGTCACCGGGCATAAACATGTTGTCATGGAGTAGCAACGTCACGAAAATGGAAGTCACAAAGAATGAGAGGTGGTTATAATGAGCATATCAGGCACAGGAACGATATTAGACCCATTTATGGCACACACGGCACTGGAATTAAGAACAGCACTTACACTGTTGGATGGTTCATATGTAAAGATGGCAAATAACATTGACTGTAATGACGATTGCAGGCGATGGAATACTCTTGATGTTAAAGCATCATACTTACTGATGGATAATCACGATTTATTAAATATTTACGCAACCGACGGAACAATTGTGTTTAACAAAGCAAGCGGACTGTTTAAAATACAGAACGGAAGGATATTAAATCTAACATTGTTTGATAGTGTTTTTAATGTAAGTAATTATAGTGCTACCGGCACTGGTACAGACAGGTACAACAACGTTTTATATGATGTCGCTATAAAAACGACAATAACAGGATGTGGAAATCAAGGCTATATTTTTAATAAAGGCACGTATTTTGACTATTGCAACGTTGACATAAAATCAACTCTGCCTTACAATTTAGATCATGTTTTTTATGGTGACGCCGTCTCATCCTATGGTGCATGTTTTAATGACTCAAAACTCGTTGCTAATACAAATAATCAAGACGCAGCGGGACAGATCTACCCATTCGGTATTTCAGGTAATTTTATAAATTCACGTGTGGAAGTTCAATCAGCGGTTGAATGCACGTTTGGAACTTATGCACTCGGGCCAAGTTCAAGTGCAACAAGTTCTATATTTGAACTAAAAGGCAATCCAAATCATCGATTTAGCAATCTTTCTTATACATCATCAGGAATAAACGCTTTTAATGCCGGCGAAATGACTGTAACAAGCCC